ATACACTCCACACGTATATCCTGCTGCTTCGATCAGTGCAGCAAATTTCTTCATACGGTCAACCGCACCTGTCTGTGTTCCTGATTCTTCCAGGTCATAAAATACCGGATACGACAGTTTATATCCTTTCACCAGTCTCAGCACATGTCTTGCCTCTGACTCTGCCTGTGCAGTTGTCTTTGCATACGAATAAATATAAACACCAAACGGAATCCCCAGTCTGGTACATTCATTTGCATTTCTCTTCCACTGCTTATCGTCCTGTGATGCGATATCATCGCCATAACCACATCTAAGGATAGCTCCGGCACAAGCAGATGCCTTAACCTTCTCCCAGTTGATTACTCCGTTATGATAGCTCACATCAATAATAAGTTTACTCATACCAGCCACCTTCTTTCAGTTCTGCTTTCTTCTGCTCGATCTCCGCAGCGTGTTCCTCTGCAAATTTCTCCATAGTTTCCAGTGATGTGCCCTCATTGTCTGAGATTTCCTTTACTGAAAGTCCGTAGGCAAAACTCTTAATAATTTCTTTTACCGTCTGTTCTGTCATGATATTCTCCTTTCTTGCACTGGTGCAATTCTATTTTTTCTTATATGTATTCCGATTCCACATTTCCGTGACACGTTCCCAACCGCCAGTGCTTACTAAGTAGACAATAAATGCGGCAATAAATGATGCGAAAATGTAATACCACTCAATTACTACTGTATAATATGTGCATAGTACGATCACTGACACGGGTGTCAAGATCAGTGCTGTAGCCAGTGCGACTGCATTGGTCTGTACTTTTTTAAGTCCGGGCATTTCCTTAATAACCTGCACAATCACGCTGACCATGAAAGCCAGTACCCCAATTCCTGCCAGTATGTAACTCATATACTGCATTAATGTTTCAATGTTCATTTTTCAACCTCCTTTTCTCTTGATATGCAATTCATCAATTTCCCGTTTCATTTTTGTAACCATTCCATTTCCACCCAGTTCATGGTACGCATCATACATTTCGCAGAAATTCTGATACGCATATGACGGGATATCTCCTGCTTTCGTGTACTTTGCATGATATTCGATCAACTGGACACGGAGCAGAAGCATTGTTCCCTTGCTATTTGCATCCCGGTCTTTCTTTTGGTTTTTGAGAAGCCATACAATATAGCCGAGCAAGATCGGAAGGACAATGGTATAGGTTTGTAATAGTAGCTCTTTCATATTCCTCGCTTTCCTCTCTTTCATCCGATTGCGAACACCGGGCGGATCCCGTAAGTGCTTGTAGCTGCATCTGTACTGGCATCTCCGTACTGCGATCAGGGTGTATGTCTGTGATCCTGCTACATTCCGCAGCCAATAGTTTACGCCAACAACCTTCAATTCAGGAACAAGCCTGAATAGTGCCAGCTGCTGTGTATCAGATGTCTGCCTATTATTGCCATCGGTACAAATATAGGTCCCATGCACCATTACTTCGTTCATGAGATCTACAGATGCATTGACCCATGAGCCATCGGAAAACATCTTATGTGATATCAGTATGTTTTTAAATGCGTCCGGCAGCGAGTTAGCTATTTGATTTAACCGCACAGTTTTCATCGCCGAACTTTTGTAGCCGCCTGATGTACTGTTGCCTGCAGACATCTGTCCGCTCCCTAATGCAGTATCCGGGACTATTAATATATGAGGTTTTTGTACTTTTTCTGATTCCGGATAACCTACATTTCTCCAGTAATTAATGTCCGCTATCCGATATCGCACTCCATTTATCTCCCAGTAATCACCAACGAGCAGACCCCGAAAGCTGCCATCCCGGATTGCTTCCAGCTGTTCTGCCACGATCGATTCACCCAAGGATTTTCCCCGGAAGATGTTCCGGTGCATTTCCGGTGAAAATCCAGCCATATATACGCTGACCGTCTGCTCTACCATCTCAGCGGTAGCCGCAAACTTTCCAGCATCTGCATCGTCCCGCACTGACTGGGCGATCTGTTGTGTCTCGTCCACCTTATCAAGAATCTTCTGCCATACTGTCGGCTCAGGATCGGATGGAGTGCCACCGCTTAAGGTTGCCGGAACCGTAAAACTCTCAATATTCGTTGTGATAATTGTCTCGCCTGAAGTCCCGGATACGGATACCCCGACCCGTCCCGATGCGGCAAGAGCTTCTGCCGGAACTTTACAAGCGTCATTTTCCAGTAGCTTCGGATGATTTTTCCCATCCGCTCCCCGGAAGAAAGCAGTCTTCGTCAGCCCGCTCCAGTCCTCTGAAAAGCTGAACTCTGCCCGTAAATACTCCCTCGTTCCCTCCGCTGTCTCAGGCTGATCCAATATATATATTCTTTGATTAATAACTTCTATTTTCATAGGTACTCCGCAAAAATTATTCTTCCACAATCCAAGTTCCGTGGAATTTATAAAAAGTTTTTGTTGCTGGTGTCGAAAAATATATCATTCCTTTTGCATCTATATAAGCCATCACAGCACATGCACTATCCCAATTCTGACCACATCCGACACACTGGATGTGTGTAGTATCTGCTGGCCATAATTCTTTTGGCAATGCTGCCTGATTAATCCCGTATAAATTATTTGCATTTAATGTTGTTCCACTTTTCGGAGTCACGGACAGATTAAAATGAACTTCATTCCCTTTTTTATACAATGAAAATGCTCCCACTGTATAAAAACTTTGAATATGTGCATCTGTCAGATCATATTTTTTTAGCGAATTTTCATTAACATAATCAGTGATTTTTTTATCTGTTTCTCCATTTTTTTCATCTAATACTTTCCCCTGCCTTGCATCCAGTGCATATCCTCCTTCCGTTGTAAGCAAATCATTGACGATATTTTCGACATTCAATTTCTTTTCATCCAGGACTTTCCCTTGATAAGCATCCAACACGTATTCTCCTGCAGATTTCGTTGTCAGATTATTTGCTATTTTTCCAAAGGCCGCTGCTCCCAAATCCGCAAAATATTTTGCAATTTTTCCTAACATCGTTCCCATTTTTTCATTGCTTGCAATATTTTCTCTTGTTTTTGCAACTTCAAATGCCACTTGAGTGTTAGTATCTACTTTTCCAGCTGGTCCTTGCGGACCAGTTGGACCTACAGGACCAGTTTCTCCTTTTGGCCCCGTTTCCCCCTTTGGTCCTGTTTCCCCTTTTGGTCCTACTACTTCCCCCAAATCAATCTGTTTTACTGCCATTTTCTTTTTTCTCCTTCACTGCTATACATTTTCTTCCAATATATATTTCA